AGAGCGCGACTTAAAGCGTCTATTCAATACCGAAAAGACTTGGTAAAGGAGAACGAAGGTATCGTTAAGCAAACGAAACTACAATACGACCTTTTTAAAAGTACTTTACGAAAAGGCGAAGGTTCTACCGTGTTTGGGTCTAAAGAAGAAATAGCCCGACTAAATGAACTTTGGTCTACTATCGAAAAAAGTAATAAAGATTTAGCGGCTTCCAAAAATGATTTAGCCAACGCGAATAATGACCTAAAAGTATTCGAAGCTGATTTAGCAAGAACTCAAAAAGAACAAGCCGCCCAACAAGCCAAGAATAGTAACACAACTACCAAAACTACCATAAGCAATAACCAAAAAGTAGTTAAGGATACCAAGGCAGCTAACAAAGAGATAATAGATAATATAAACAAAACACAAGACGAAGAATCCAAACTTCGCAAGGAGAAATTAAACCAAGACCTTTCCTTACTTGAAGAAGGAATAGATAAGGAGAAACAAGCCCGTAATAATGCGTTTGTAGAATTTAGGGACAACTTCCTAAAAGAACAAAACAAAGCGGAACGCGAAGCGTTAGATAAAAAATTTATCGACGGAAAAATAAACCGCACTAAATACGAAGAAGAACTAAAGAACCTTCAACTTAACTACGCTAAAAATCTAACTGAAGAAGAAGCCGCGATATTAAAAACTGCCGAAGAAGTTTTACAAAAAGACCTTAAAGCAATAGATGACAAGTACAAAGAAGTCGAACTAAACGCTATTGCCGAAGCGAATAAAAATAAGTTAGCCAAAGAACAAGAATTTCAAGCGACCATTGAAGGAATAGACGAAAGCAACTTTCAAAAAAGAACCGAAAAACAATTAGGCGCACAAAAATACGAACTCGAATTAGTACGACAAAAATACTTTGAGTTAGAAAATTTAGCGTTAGGAAACGCCGAACAAGAAGCGATAATAGCCGAAGCCAAAGCTAACGAAATAAACGAAATTGAAAAGAAGTACGACGAAGAAAGTAAAGCAAGAAAACGCGCAGAACTCGAACGAAACGTAGGCTTTGCCAAGCAAGGACTAACAATTATTGCAGACCTTACCGACCTATTCAATAAGAAAGGAACGGAAAGCGCAAAGAAAGCGTTTAAGATTAAGAAAGCCGCTCAAATGGCTAACGCGTTAATAGATACTTATATGAATGCAACTGCCGCCTATGGTTCGCAGTTCCTACCTTTACCCGACGCAAGTAGTCCCGTTCGTGGTGGTATCGCTGCGGGGTTAGCCGTTGCCGCAGGTTTAGCCAACGTCGCTAAAATTGGAATGCAGAAATTCGAAGGCGGTGGTTCTTCGGGTGGTGGTGGTGGCGCTAACGGTGGCGGTGGTGGTTTAGGTGGTGCAACACAAGCCCCTACGTTTAACGTTGTAGGAAACAACGGACTTAATCAGTTGGCACAACTTCAACAGCAACCAACCCAAGCCTTCGTAGTTAGTGGACACGTTACCACGGCTCAAAGTTTGGACAGAAACCGAATAGAAAACGCAACACTTTAAAAATAATTTAATTAATTAGATATGAGAATAATCGAACTCATTATAGACGATAAAGACGAACAAAGCGGAATAGATGCGGTTAGCGTTGTACATAGCCCCGCAATCGAAGAAAACTTTGTAGCCCTAAATAAACACGAAGTCGAACTAAAAGAAGTTGACACCGAGAAAAAGATTTTAATGGGTGCAGCTTTAATTCCAAACAAACAGATTTACCGCAAAAACGCAAAGGGTGAAGAATACTATATTTACTTTTCTCCCGACACTATCCGTAAGGCTTCGGAACTTTTCTTAATGCGCTCAAACCAAAACAATGCTACATACGAACACGAAAAAAAGTTAACGGGTTTAAGCGTAGTGGAATCGTGGATAATTGAAGACGAACAAAAAGACAAATCTAAACTATACGGATTCGACCTACCTAAAGGAACTTGGATGATTTCGATGAAGGTAAACAACGACGAAGTTTGGAACGATGTCAAAGAAGGCAAAGTAAAAGGATTCTCAATAGAAGGTTATTTTGCTGATAAATTCGAAATGAGCGCAGAAGAAGACGAAGCAACCCAAGTAATTAACGAGTTAAAAAGGTTGTTAGGCGTTGAATTAGAATCTTACACGGACTACCCAAAAGGCGCAATCGAAAACGCAAAGATAGCAATTAGATACGCAGAAGAAAACGGTTGGGGAGAATGCGGAACGGACGTAGGTAAACAACGTGCTAACCAATTAGCCAACGCTGAACCAATAAGCGAAGAAACAATTTCAAGAATGGCAAGTTTTGAACGCCACCGCCAAAATTCACAAAAGGAATTAGGCGACGGGTGCGGACGTTTAATGTGGTTAGCTTGGGGTGGCGATGAAGGTATAGAATGGGCGCAACGAAAATTAGAACAAATTAAAAATAAATAAAATGAGTAACTTAAATACTATCCTAAACAAGTTAGGAAAAATTGAAGAAATCCACGAAACAAATTTAAATAAACACGAAGTGGAATTAGCAAGTGCCACGGACTTACCTAAATTGTATGGAAAAGCCGTTTCAATGGCAAATGATTTATTAGGCGATGCTTATAGACGGGTGGAAGAAGTAAAAAGTATTTTAAGACAAAAAGAAGATTTAGGCTTAAAAATGATTTCGGATTTAGACGGGGCAATGATTGACTTTGCTAAAAAAGCAAAAGAGTTAGGAATAGACCCAATGACAGCCCCTTTATATAAAGATTCAAAAAAAGAATTAGACGATTTATACAAAGGTGTTAAATACGTTACAGACGTATACAAAAAACTAAAATAATAAATGGCAAAGCAAACTAACGTTAAAGTTCACGTTGCGAAACCCAAGGTTAAGCGTCCAAATGTACACGCAAAAACCAAAGCGAGTAAGTTAAAAACAAGTAAAAATTATTTGAAAATATACAAGGGTCAAGGGTAAAACCACAAAAAACTAAAATGCGTTTTAAGGCTATTTTTAGGCGATTTAAGAGACTTTAGGTATTAAGTGGGGTTACTATATTAAAATATAAAGATAATAAAAAATCCTTATTTTATAAGGGTTGTAGAAGGGCAAAGTGTAAGTTTAACACTAACTAAAAAAAATATGATACAAGGTAAAAGAAGCAGCCCAATAGGGGGCAAAAGAGGGTGTCTATGCAAAGACGGAAAATACCGCAAAAAATGTTGTACGGGCGAACTACAAAACCAAGGAATAGGAAGCGATGTTACACCACCGAACCCCGTACCACCCCCGCCCCTTTGGTATCCGAAACCATAAAAATGCAACAAAACTTTTTAACCTTAATTATAATAATATGAAAACAATTTTAGACAAAATCAACAAGGCTTACGAACTTGAAGCCACAAAAACGGAGTTAGCTAAACACGAAGTAGAGTTAGGATTAGTTCAAGATATTTTAGTTGAATATAAAAAAGGAATTGACGTATTCCAACAAGCACGGGATTTTGAAGACAAAGTAAGAACTACTTACAAACAAAGTTTATCTTTTTTTAATAACGCAGAAGGAATTATAAATAAAATTGAAACTAATTCTAAAGAATTGGGAGTAGAAATACCAAAAGACACTTTAACATTATTTACAAAAATAAGAATGTATAAAAAAGACGCTGAAACCAAATCTAAATAAAACACAAATGAAAAATAGCACACTACTTGAAAAAATCAAAGCGTTGTTATCTAACGAAATTAAGTTAGAGCAAATGCTTATGGGCGATGGAGTTACCAAAATCGAAGCGGAAACTTTCGAAGCGGGTAAAGAAGTTTTTGTCGTAACTGAAGACGAACAAAAGATAGCCGTTCCCGTTGGTGAATACGAATTAGAAGACGGAAGAATTCTTGTTATTGTAGAAGAAGGTATTATTTCTGAAGTAAAAGAAAAAGAAGAAGAAGTAGAAGAAGAAGTTAAAGAAGAAGAAACTACCGAGGAAAAGCCCGTAGAAGAAGAAATGTCCGAAGCCGTAGCAACGCCTAAAAAAACTATCGAGTCTATTGTTAAAGAAACTTTCTTTAGCGAAATCGAAAGACTAACAAATGAAAACGAAATGTTAAAAGCTGAATTGGCGAAACTTTCTAAAGTTGACGAAGTAGCAAATGAGTCTACCGAACTTTCAGAAATTCCCGCGCCTATTTCTTTTAACCCCGAAAATGAAAGCGCAGTAACCCACGTAAAAATTGGTTCTAAAGCGCCAAAAGGAATTATTGATTCCGTATTAAACAAAATGTATAAATAATTAAAATTTAATAAAATGCCAAATCCAACAATTACTACAACGTATGCAGGTCAATGGGCAGGGAAATATGTTTCCGCAGCTCTTTTGTCCGCACCAACTATCGAAGGCGGCGGGGTTACCGTTATGCCTAACGTAAAATTTAAAGCGGTTATCCAACGTTTGGAGACTACCGATTTCTTGAAAGATGCTACTTGCGACTTTACCCCCGTGGGTACGGTAGACCTTACCGAGCGAGTATTAGAGGTTAAAGACCTACAAGTAAATATGACTCTTTGTAAATCAGAGTTCCACAGAACTTGGCAATCAATCGAAATGGGTTACTCTTCTTTCGATACTTTGCCTAAATCTTTTGCTGATTATCTAATAGCTTACGCCGCTGAAAAAGTAGCAGCCGCTAACGAGATTTCTATTTGGCAAGGTTCTAACGCAACTTCAGGACAATTCGACGGGCTTTATTCAACTGCATTGGTTGACCCTAACTTACCACCTGCTCAATTAGTTCCTTCGGTTGCTATTACTGCCGCTAACGTTATCGGTGAAATGCAAGCCGTTTACGATGCTATCCCGTCTACTCTTTACGGAAAGCCCGACCTTAAAATCTATGTTTCTCAAAACGTTGCTAAAGCATACGTTGCCGCTCTTGGTGGTTTCGGATTACTTACGGGTTCTGAAGCTAACGCGGGTACTAACAACTTGGGAACTCAGTGGTATGCTAACGGAAGCCTTAGTTTTAACGGACTGCCTATTTTTATGGCAAACGGACTTCCTGCCGATTCAATGATGGCTACAACTGTATCTAACCTTTATTTCGGATGTTCACTTTTAAGCGACACCCAAGAAGTAAGAGTAATCGATACAAGCGCTACATTGGGAGACGATAACGTACGAATCGTTATGCGAATGGCAGCAGGTGCGCAATACGGAGTTATCGAGGACATCGTAGTTTACGGATAATCAATAACTAAAATATAACGGGGTGGTGGATAAACTGCCACCCTTTTTTTAAACTTTTTAAAACTAAAAATTATGAGCTGCGATATTAGCCACGGACGGGAAGAGCAATGTAAAGACGCGGTTGGTGGACTTCGAAATATCTATATTTTGAACTATGGTCTTTATGACCCACAAACGGACATTACTTACGACCCTACACCCGCCCTTTCAGATTTAATTACGGGGATTTCTTT